CCTTCCAATACTTCTCTACTAATTTCTTTTTCATCTTTCAATTCCTCACTTATTTCATATGGTTCTTCATAATCATCTAACCATTTTTTAAGATAGGATAATAATCCTAAATACAATTCTCCGTTCTGTGGAGAGAATAATCTAATCTTACCATCCCAAATACGATTACGATATGCAGGCATAAACTTTGCGCCTGGCACTTCAAAGGTAAAAAAGTCTGATAGGGAACGAGCAGTACTTGGTTCTGCTTCTACTTGTAAGAATACTTCATTCTTCTTTTTAACCTTTGTCACTAGACAACACCATCAACAAACTTACGCCATTCGATGGCGTTTTTAATTTCCCAATTACGATTACCTACTTGTTTAAGAATTCTTTCACAACTATCTTGACACATCTTCCAATACTCAACTTTTGCTTTAGCTTCAATGAGTTGTTCATCAGATTCAAGATATATGCTCAAATCACTTTTTAGTATTTTGTGATCAAATGGATTGTCTCTGTACACTTGAGGGTCAGATTTACCACCGTAGTATTCCCACTTTTTTCGATAAAGTACTTTGTACTCGCCCTCTTTGAGAATGACAAGTTGTCTGAATTGATTGTAGTGTGTGAGATATTTTTGATGAAGAGATGCAGACTTTAGAGATTCATCTCCAAGTTCTAAGTTATCTATCTTCAAGTCTTTTGCGGCTGATGCCTGTAGTTCTTCTAATGTCATAATATATTCCATACTGTAAAGTGAGCAGAGATAGGTTGGAACTTTCTGTTCTAAATTATCTCATATAGAGAATCAAGGTCGGGTGTTAAAGTTCACCTTTCCCCTGCTCATACTTATTTATAATTCTTTGAAATCGTACAAGTCGTAATTCATTGTAACTGTTGCAGTTAATTGTTCTGAGTTACTTGATTGTGAATTAAATGTTAATCCAGATAATGATGTAGGATAACAGTTTCTAAAATTAACATTTAACTTAGGGTTATTCTTATTTGTGAGAATTGTCAATGTTGCATCTGATGTGAGTGATGACGGATCAACTGATGTGTTTGATTGAATATTCTTACTAATAGATTTATTATTAGAGCCTGGTTTCAATCCAGCATCTTCTGCAACTGCCTTTGCAAATTGTTCTGTACTATCTGGAAAACCAATACCTGTCATCCAATTATGAATCTCAATGTAATTAGACAAACCTTCACTTACCAAAAATGTAAGTTCCATTGGAGAGAACTCTAAAGTATCACCCATGAAAGGCATTGCTTTATAACGACTATTCATAATTGCATCACCAGAGAATGCGATGCCTGGCAAATTTACTTCTGTCACAAAGTAAATAGTTGTAGGAATATCCAACAATGAAAATTTAAACTGAGTAGGACTCGCAAAATCTACAGTGTCGGGTTGTCTCTGTAATGGGTTTTGTTTTAACATCTTTGTTTTCCTTTCAACTATTTATAAGACAAAAAAAGGGAGAACCCGAAAGTTCTCCCCAAGATTGGTTTAATCCAATTCTTATTCGTTATTACATGATGTTCGTAACTTGAACTCTTCTGTAATATACGTTGTCGTTTGCAGTCAAAGCACCTGAGCGAACAGTCGCACCACCAGCAAATGGGTTTGCAGTCAAGCCGTAGCGAGTTTTGAAACCGATTTTTGGTTGGAAAGTGTTTTCACCAACCGCACGAACCATTTGTAACGGAACGTATGGGCAGTAGAAAAGACCTGCATCGTAAGGTGAAGTACCTTTATAACCCACTGTGAAGTACTGTTTTGCAGCACCGTTTGCAGCATATGGGTCGATGTACACTTTGTAACGTCCGTTAAGAACACCAGCAAATGTGTTACCTGAGTCATCAACATTCAAGTTGTTGTTCAGAGCAGGAGTGTAATCCAATTGTCCAGCCATTTGAAGTGCAGATGCAACATCAGATGAACAGATAATCATGTTACCTTTTCCTCTACGAGTTTGTTGTGCGATTACGTTTGCTTCACGTTCCACTTGGAACATAAGTCCTTTAAACTTCTCAACACTCCAACGGCCGTTTGAGTCAACGTCCATATCGAAAACACCACCAGTAGCAGTATCAACCTGAGCACCTGGCTTAGCAGTTACATAGATTGTACGAACAACTTCACGGTTGATTTCGTTTAGGATTTCAGCAGATAGAATATTTGCAAGTTCTGTTTCAGCATCCAAACCGTGGATTGCTTTAAGGTCTTGCGCCAATTCCATTGTGTATTCTGCTTTAAGAGCACGTGACTTAGCTTCTACTGAGTTCTTCTCAATTGAGAAAGACATTTCAGCGAATGCATTGTTTGATGCATCACCTAATGCTTCTGCAGCAGCAGTTGTCATACCAGTACCACCAGTATATGTGCCTGGCGAACCATCGTTAAGAACAGCAGGGTTTGTACCAGCGTGTGTACCAGCACCAGAGAAATCTGAGTCTGCTTCTGCATACTGATTTTCTGTACCGTTTTGAGCGCCGTAGCGTGAACGCATTGCAAAGATCAACCCTGTTGGGCCTGTCATTGGTTGTACACCAGCAACATCGTATGCAATTAGGTTAGGCATAGAACGTCTAACAAGTGAGATCAAAATTGGATCCCAATTATCAACGGCTGAGCCTGTTGCGTTAGTTGGTGCAGCTTCTGAAAGGAAGTTTGAGTCCTCACGAAGTGCTTTTTCTTGGTTTTCTAGGATAACAGTGGTTACGGCCTTACGATAAGAATCCTTGATCTCTGGAAGATCGTTGTGTTCTAGGACTGGCTGCCACTTTTCCTGTAGATGTTCTGCATTGAACATGTTAGTTTCTCCTTATTGAGTTTTCTAATAATATTTATAAAAAACGATATTCCTACCGTTATTTAGCTCGCTTTACATTCTTACTAATAGCACTCATATAAGTTGCCATAGCACCAGTTGTATCGAAAGATTCGGCACCATCAGTTTCCGAGTCTAGAGATTCAGCGATAGTTGTTGCCTTTGGAAAATAGTTTTCCTTCAGCGTATCGAGTTTTTCTTTAAAAGATTCTTCGTTAACGAACTCTACTTCTTCAGATAGAGATTTAAACTTCTCTACTTCTGTGTCTGCGAGATCAGAAGAAACTTCTGCGAAAACACTTTCACGAACTAGTTCATCAGTTTTCTTCTTCATTGAAGCAGCAACGTCAATTTGTTCGTTCAGTTTGGATTCCAGTTCGTCAATCTTTGCAGATTGTTGACCAAGAATGTCGTACTTCTCATCTGGTACATCAATGTAATGTTCTTCGAACAATGATTTTAGTCCAGAAATGAAGTCCTCAGCGATTTCACCTTTGAGACCACGCTCAACAGCAATTTCGTTTTCTTTCATCCACTCTTCTACAACGTAGTTCATGTATGAATCAACTTTTTCAGTCAACTCTTCACGCACTGCGTTTACTTCTTCTGCAATCTCTAAAGTCTTTGACTCTTCGATTCTTGCAACTTCAGAACGAAGTTTAGATTTAACAGCAGCTTCAAAGATTGTTGCTGCTTTGTCTTTAAATTCTTCAGAAATTTCTTCACCTTCAACAAGTGCTGAAACGTCTTCAGATACATCTACGGATGCAAGGCGGTCATCAAGAGTAGATTCGTCAACTGACTCTTCTTTTTCTTCTTCTTCCTTATTCATCATTTTGTCGTAAGATGCTTTGAGTTCTGCTGATTTCATGGATTTCATTTCGTCATACATGGCATTCAACATAGTCTCTTTAGTCATTTTTGCTTCTTCTAATGCTTCTGCATCATCATCAGCGAGATCTGTTTCTTCTTTGGTTGCACCGACAGCAGGTTCTGCAGCTTTCTTAACTTTAGCAGCAGCCTTCTTACCAGCACTGTCTTTTGATTCTGGATCATCGACAGCTTTACCCAAATCTTCAACGTCACCCTCTTGTTTATCCATTGAGTCGCCTTTACCAGCGCCATCAGTTGGTTGCTTCGCTTCTTCAAGCTCTGCACTGACTTCCGCCTCTAGTTCCTCAATTGTCTTGTCTAGTTCCGACATGGGGATTTCTCCTTGAGTTTGTTTACCTTATCATATTTATAATAATTAAAGTTTCGACATAAATTTTGCGAAGGCTAATGCGGAAACATTTGACTGTCTCTTTCTTACACCTTCATTTATATCATTCTTGATTCCATTGATATCCACTTCTTTGAGAATACCGTTGTTCCAAATCCATTCTTTACCTTCCATAATACCTTCAACGAAGGCTTGAGGTGCAGAAGGGTCTGCAACAATATCTGCCGCAGTGGCAAGATAAAAATCGTCTTTCACATAATTAGCACCACTTTTATTTTCGATAGAACCCATACCTCTTGAAGAGACACCTAGTTTTCCACCGTCTTTAATTAGTGCTTTCGCAATTTCCCCCATTGGAGTAGAGAGCAGTTTCGCCTCACCAATAAAGTTCTTTCCATCCGCTTCCAGTTTTGTGATCATGTGCGATACTCTGTCAAGATTGACAGTTGGGCCTTCTGGGTGTCCCAGTTCCCCAAACGCACGACCTTCAGCAACAAATTCTTTGTTGTAACGAGTAACTTCTTTTTGAAGTACACCCATTGGGTAGACACGACCATTACGGTTCTTCATGTCTGCCTGCATGAAAATTCCACGAATCTTCATATCCTTTTTACCATCGTCTTTTTCTTCAACGATGTATTCTACTTCTTGTATTTGTTCAGCGATAAGTTTCATATTAATACCCCGAATTTCCAATTGGAGTTGCTTTAATAGTACTTGCACCACGCAAACCTTGTCCAGCTTCCAAATGTATTACAATTCCACCACCAGCAGGAACACGAACTGTCCCAATATCTGCATCGTCATCAGCATTACGGACTGTTACCAATCCAGCTGAACCAGTATTAAATACCCATGCCGCACCAGTAGATGTCAAACCTGTAGAACCTGTTGCGAGGGCGACTTCTGTTCCTAAAACTTTCATATCACTTCTTCCTAAATTGTTAATAGTTCATTTTCAAAATAGTCCATAAGTGCCTTATGCGGAACTTTAAACTTTTTGGCAACACTATTTATTGTTTTATCAAAAGTATTTAGGAAATCTGTAGGCTTCGCATCCATTTCCTTGAAAATAGCGTCAATAGCATCTTTCATCTTAGGAGACAACTTTTTGTACTCCTTAGATTTCTTATGCTCGTCTTTCTCTGGTAAGTTCTGTTTGAACTGTGAAAGAGTCTTACTCACTATCTGTTTCTACCTCTGGTATATGATGTGTCACGAATGATTGTGCCACTTCTTGTCTTTTTGTTTCTAATGCATTTCCAACCTTAGTTGCAAGTGCAGCGTTAAAATGTGTTTCGGCGTTAATGTTATCACCATCACCAATTGCATTTACAAAACTTTTTACATTGTCCATTATTTATCTCCCTGTGTAGGATCGTTATGTGCGAACATGCCATCGTCATCTCCACCCATTTCACCACCTTCTTCATCTTTAATTTGGTTTTCAATCTCTTCGATAGTATCATCATTCATACGAAGGATATGTTTTCTTACATACTCTTTAGAATAATATGTTCCGACATAACTTTCGATCTGTCCTAACATATCAAGTCTCTCTCTAAGAATTTCTGCATTTTTCAATTCTGTAAAGTAGCCATCTTGTAGGAAGTCGTACTGAATACGTTCTTTAATAGAATCCCATTCTTCAACTGCGATAACACCTTTTAGAACAAGTTGTGTTTTCAATAAGTCTGAGAACAGTACTGCAAATTTCTTGCGAAGTCTCTGTACAAACTTAGTAAATTTTAACTCATCTCTTGTAATGTTATCAGAGCGTCCAATTTGGAAACCTGATTCTTCTGCAAGTCTAGATACTGGTACGTTTAATGAACGATACAGTTTCTTTTGGAAGTATGTAATATCATCAATCTCACCAAGGTTTGAACCGCCTGGCAAAGTTGTAATCTCTGTTCCTCTACCACCTTCTCTACGAGGTAGCCAGAAATCTTCTAACATAGACATGTGGTTTCTATCATCTCTGATTTCACCAGTTCGTGCATCGTATACCATTTTGTTACGATAACGATTCATCACATCTTTGAGGTATGCTTCTGCCTTCATCTTAGGCAAGTTACCAACATCAATGTAGAAGATACGTCTTTCAGGCGCCCGAGAGATGCGATATACTACTAATGCATCTTCAATCATACGCAACTGATTGACAGGTTTAATTGCTTTGTTTAGATGTGAGAGTACTGTACCCTTGTGCATATCTACAAGTCCTGATGGACAGTATGCAATAGAATCGGAAGTAATCTTTACTCCACTGGAAGTACCAGCTGCACCGTCTAAACCTTTTTCGTTATAAAGATAGAAATCTTCAATGGCCTTAACCATATCCAATCCTGTCTTTTGATCTTTTTCTTTTCGTTGTTCTCTGACCTTCTTAATCTTACGAGGGTCAACGTAACGAACTTCTTGCATCCCCTTTCGAGGAGACTTTGTGTCAATTACCTTATGATAATAGAGTCTTCCATCCACATACCAACGTCTAAAAATATCGTGTCCTTTTGCATTGAAATCCATAAGTCTTAGGACTTCATTGAATTCTTCACGAATTTTAGATTTGATTTTTGGAGAAAGTTCTAACCTGTCGAGGGAGACTGAGACTGATTGATCACGTTCATCTGATACAATCGCCTCATTCACAATATCTTCAATTGCACTATCACACTCTGGTTGTTGTGCAATATCACGATACCTACGAATCAAGTCAAGGTCGTTTTTCTCACGCCCATCCATATCTAGGATAGAGGCGTAATGTCCTCCACCAGATACTACATCAAACGTGCCGTCATCAGTAGAGGGAGCAGTGAACGCATCACTACTCCCATCCTGATTTGCTCTTGTGATTCTGAAACCAAAAAGTTCAGCCATACTATAATTCTCCTAATTTTACCCAACTATTTAGTAGGTTTTAAAAAGGTTACTTATACCGAACTAGCGGAGAAACTTGTGTATCTCCAAGTTACATCAAAGGATTCAATATCACTTACAGTGTCATATGACAACTCAATCGGAGCGATTATAGTTGGCCAACAGTTTCTTAGAGTATAACTCTTCAAAATTCTGTCATCTCTATCCAACTGTTGTACTACTAATTGAGCAGTGTAATCTGAAACATTTGTCAATCCAGTATTTTCTTCAAGATCATTAATTGCATTCATCCAACGCTCCATTGCGTTGCGAACCATGAAATCAGTGTCATTGATTACTGTAGTTGTCCATGTCTCAAATGTTCTGTCACCAGCAAGGAATAATTGTCTTCCTCTAAAGTTAACAGTCACTTCTGGAATTGTTTGGCCAGGCAACGATGTTGCCTTTACCATATATTGTGTTCTAGTTGCATCTAATCCAGTTGCAATTGCTCCTGGCGTACTCATAATTACACGGTACTGATTAGCTCTTGCACCACCACCACGGAGATTTGATTTGAAATCGTCAATACTAGCCATGATTAACCTCCTATCTCACTAAATGCCACACCAGTTCTTACTGCGACAAAGTTAAGTTGAATAAAGTTAATTGAACGAGCTGGTTTGATGAAGATATCTGCAACAAACTCATTTCTATCAATTACTTCACCTGTGTTGTTCGTTTCGTCTGCAACAACTGAGAAGTCTGTAATACCTCTACGTCCCTGTACATCTCTGAGGAATGGTTCAACTAGGTTTCTAAATTGTGCCTGTGTGAACGCATCGTTAAATTCAAAGAGTTGGAATTTTGCAGCAGTAGAAATTGCTTTCTCAAGAACGATAAACAATCTACGGACGTTAATTCTGTCGAATGCACTTGGTCTTGATAGAGCAGTTTTGTCACCGAAGAGAACTGTACCTTGGCCTGGGAATGTAACAACAGGGTTGATACGAGCAGGATATAGGATATCTCTTTGTGCTTTTGTTGGGTTATAAGCAAGTTTAACTGCACCACGAACCTGTCCTCTGTTGTAACCAGCTGGTGAGAACCAAGGGTCAGCAACATTGTCAGTATTTGCAGCAAGTCCTGCTGTATCACCATTCAATGGAACGTAACGATATACATCATTGTACTTGTCATACATGTACTTCCAACCACTATCGAAAACAGCGTATGAAGAACTTGCAAGTCCATCAAAGAAACCTTTGACGTTAGTTGTTTGAGCGGCACTTGTTGTGACACCAACTACATCTGCAGCTCTAGGTGAAATAAATGCAACAACATCTTTTCTTGATTCTGCAAGGTCGATGATATTTGTTGCGTGTGTTACTCCGTTTGTACCAGCAGGACATGCACCTGACATAATTAGGTTAATGTCTACTGTATCTGCGTCTGCAAAAAGGTCGTATGCAAGATCAAGTTCACCGACAGTAGCAGCAAGAGGACTTGCAGTACCATCTGTACCACCACCTAATGAATCAACCAAGACACCAGCACCGTTTAAATTGGTGTTAGCAAATGCAGTACCAGAAACTGGTGTAGTACCAATATTTGCCATATTAGCGCCGTGATCCATCCAGTATACATAACTTGAACCAGTGTTAACTACGTTTGCGTAGAAGTTAGTTCCACCTTGTGGTGTTCTTGCGTTATTAGACTGAGATACAAATGCATATGTTTCAATAACAGAAAGTGTTCTTTGACCACCGATATCAGCATCAAAACCAGTGATACCACCAGTTGCGTCATAAACTACAACGTGCATTTCATCTAAAGTTAGATTTCTATCTGCAGCCCAAGGCGAAGTTGCCGGAGCAGCGTCAAACAAATCATAAAATCTCCAACGTCTACGAACAGTTGTTGCCGCAGTCAAAGCAGATTTAAGTCCACCACCGTTAGGATTATCTAATTGTTTAATAGTTAAGTTGTCAGTAGAAATTGCAGTAACTTCATACTGTGAACCGTCTGCTTCACTGAAGTGAACGATATCGCCTACTGAGAATGCAGCACCACCGTCACCAGCAGAACCACCACCGTTATCAACTCCAACAGTAGTTGCACCAGCAGCAGGAGTACCAGTTGTTACACCAAGTGTACCAGCAGAACCTGTGAATGTTTGTTCAAACGCATTTGATGATGTACAAACTGAAACAGCAAGTGCGTTACCTAATGCACCAGTGTTTTTAGCTGCCCAAGAACCAACAGATCCTTGACCACCAGAAAAGCTTGCGTCATAAACGTCTTCGTTATTAATCGTTAAACCAGCGTCATTAGCAGTTGCGTTTTTAGCTCCTGCCATCGCAACACGAACAACACGAAGGCTATTTGTATATTGTAAAAAATTGGCGGCTGTGAACCATGTCTCGTAGTTATCAGAGGTTGGTTTACCAAAGATTTCTACTAATTCTTGTTCCGAACCGATGGGAACAACTTCTGCTACTGGGCCAGTCGTGAAGTGACCAGCAATAGCTCCGATTGAAGTTGCAACAGCGGGAACAACATTAGTTAAATCTACCTCTTTAACGAGAACGCCAGGGGATACTTGAAATGCCATCTTTTGTTTCTCCTTATGGATAAGTCATTATTAAAGTTTTCCAAACTTACACAGATATTTAT